TACCAATGAGATCAAGGTCGCAGCAGGCCCACGCGGCACGGACCCCACTCGTTGCCAGACCAACGTAGAAGCCAGCCTTACACCCGGTACCGCTACCGGCTACCGGGCTAACGGGATCCGGCCACCGAACTGCTTTATCCTCTGCCACTGCCGTATCCTCAATGTACTGCCAGCCGCTGCTGCTCCCAGCGGGGAACACCAGCGTCAAATCCTCTTGCTTGGTGTAATCGCTGGTAATGCTGCTGCCGTTCACCTTGCTTTGGTCGTGGCAGGTGTAGCAATCAAAGGTGTAGTCGCCATCCGCATCCGTGCCCCACTGCCACAGCTCATCACTAATAATTAGGTATGCGCCAATTTGGAACTCGGTGCGCTGTATCAGCCCCGGTTCTTTTCCTGTGGTGGGGCTGTACCGGCTGCCGTCATAGCCCTGCACCGTATCGTTCCAACCGCTCCAGTACGGCATAGTGGAGATGTAGGTGTCGGTGGTTATGTCAAATGGCGTCTCTGTGTCCAGGTTTACAGCTTTATAAGCAGTGCCATCTACCGTTACATCTGTGATACTCTTAATGCGCACGTTTTTGGCCAGCTTGTACATACTGGCTGTACCGCGATCGGCACTGGTGCCCGTCCCGGTATCGCCCACAATGACGCTGCTGCCGACAAAGAGATTTTTCGCCTGCGTGGCGGTCAGCAGCACGCGGGTTACACCGGTCTCAGCTGCGGCAGCCTTATACTGGTAATTGTACGCCGTGCAGCCTTCAATCGTGCCGGAGTTGCCCTTGCGCGCGTACTTCAGCCGGATCATGGCAAGCTGCCACTTGATCAGGTTGCCGCTCGCGCCGCTGTACTGCGACCCGCGGGCGCGCCATTTGGCGACGTCTGTGTTATGGCTGCTGTAATTGAGCGGCGGCAAGCCCGTGCCGCAGGTGACGTTACCGTCGGCATCCAGCCCCGCTGCATAGGCCGGGTTGCCGATGTAGGCGTGGACTTTGCCCGTGCGGTCAGTGCCCTGCGGCCATGTGTCATAGCCTGTGGCGGGGCGGCATTGCATTTTGAAGTAGCGGTAACCATCCTCGTTCCACTCGCGGGTGTATGTATTTTTTTGCAGCGCCCAGCACAGGTGTGTGCCGCCGCGTACCTCGTCATAGCTGTCGATAAACTCGACGGCATAGATGGTGTGGCTGCCGTCTGCGGCCTTCTCGGCGGCCACAAGGACGCTCCAAAACTGCGGCAGGTGCGCAAAGTCGTCCTGTTCTGCTGTTGTCTCGGTGCTTGGGGTACAGGTAAGCCTCGCGCTGTCGTCCGTCAGCTCGCCGATGGCCGTCTCGCTTGTGGGAAATAGTGGAAACTTCACGCCGTGCACGCGGTCATCGTCCAGCACAGTGCCGAACCAGCGCTCTAAAAGTTCGTTGCGGGTGGTGGTGCCTTCCGTCCAGTTGGCCCGCCACCACTGTACAAACAGGCCGTTCACTTCGGCCACTGTGCTGGCGTTGTTCACCAGCGCGTTGTACATTTGGTCGATGGCTGCTGTGCTGCCGCTGGCCAGCACGCTGGCTTTGTGGACGGCCACAAGCTCCGCCTGCATCTTTTGCATCGTGCTGTCCCGCACTAAGTCAACTACTTGCGTTGACATGGTTTTGCCCTCCTTAGTCTGTGTCTGTTGTATAGATCATGGATAAATGACCGTCGCTTTTGTCCACTGCCCAGCCGATGTTTACCAGCCCGGCATAGCCCGCCGCTTCCAGCGCACTTGCGGCTGCTGCCTTCATGCTAGCCGCTGCCTCGTCCGCGCTGGCCTTGGCGTTGGCCTCGCTCGTCGCGGCGGCGGTTTTGCTGTCGGCTGCGGTGGTAGCGCTGCCTGCGGCAGAGTTCGCGCTGCTCGCCGCCGCGCTGGCGCTCTTGGCCGCAGCATCGGCACTGGTTTTGGCGTTGCTCTCACTTGTGGCCGCTGCCGTTTTACTGGTGGCCGCGGCGCTGGCGCTGTTAGCCGCCTCCGCTTTACTGGCAGAGGCTGCGTCCGCGCTGGATTTCGCGCTTTTTTCGCTGTCGGCGGCAGCTGAGGCTGACGCTGCCGCCGCCTCGGCGCTTTTGGCGCTGGCATCCGCGTTGGTTTTGGCGTTGGTCTCACTGACCGCGGCATTGGACTCACTGGCCGCTGCCGCCGCTTGGCTGGCAGCACTGGCAGCGGCGCTTTCTGCCGCTGCGGACTCGCTACCAGCTGCAGCGCTTGCACTTTTGGCAGCGGCCTCGGCACTGCTCTGTGCGTTATCCTTTGCGGCGTCCGCCTCGCCTTCGGCAGCCTCGGACGCCTGCTGGCTTTTTTGCGCGGCAGCCTCGGACGCTTTGGCCGCCTGTTGGCTGTCCGCCGCCATCTCGGCACTCTTGGCCGCAGCATCGGCGCTGGCACTTGCGTTGCCCTCGCTGGTCGCCGCTGCCGTTTTGCTGGCAGAGGCCGCATCCGCGTTTTCGGCCGCCGCGCTGGCGCTCTTGGCTGCCGCGTCCGCACTTTGGGCCGCGACCTGCGCGTTGCTGCCGGTCTGCGTCAAGAGCTGCTCCAGCAGGCTTGGCGTGGCGGTACTCTCAGTGCCGCCGGTCGGTGCGTGGTCGCGCACCGTGTAGCGCACATCCGCGCTGATAATTTTTTCGTTGTCGGCTAAGCCCTCAAACACAACTCGGCCCGTCTGCGTTGGCCGGTTCGTCGCTTCCGGCGGCACGGTCAGCAGGCCGTCCGTACCCAGCGCCACGCGAATGCCAGGCGTGTCCCAGTGGTCGGGAGGATAGGTCGGCCAAAAGGTCGCCGTCACCAAAGTACAAACATCCCACGGCTCGGCTAAAGTTACCTGGATGGTTTCATGCCCATAGCTGCCCCAGGTGCCAAGGGCGATTTTTCCGGTCGCACTCTGCCCGCTTTCAGACGCGGCCTGCGCGTCATAGCCAGACAGGGTGATCTGCCAGATGGATGCCATGGAGTTCACCTCTTTCTCGTTACGTCATCAGTCGGCGCGCTTTCGGTCTGGTCGCCCTTGCTCCGCGCCTGCGTCATCCGCGCGATTGCGAGGTTAGCCTGTGCCGTCGCGTCCTGTTTCTTCGGCTCTTCGTCCGCGTCCTGCTGCATCTGCGCGCGCACGGCCTGCAAAATGTTTTCCAGCACCAGCTCGTCCACTGCCAGGCTGAACCCGTACCGGTTGAACGTGCCCTCCACGTCCCTCCGCAGGTCATGCACGCGCTTGTCAATGCTCTTCATCTCAGCCCTCCAAATGCGCCGCCGCGTCGGTGCGGATGGTGGCGATCGCCGTCAGCACGTCCTCGTCCAGTACAACGTAGTTCTTGCGGTTGTTGGTGCTCACAATGTTGCCGTCTGCGTCCAGCACGCTGTAAGAGAGCGTCACCCGCTCCCCCTCGCCGGTCGTCAGCACGCTAAAGCCTGTGATTTTGTTCATGGTCAAATCTCCTTTCAACTCGCTTCTTCTATCGTCAGTGGCAAACTCACCGCCGCTTCTGTTTCCGCCGCGTCCAGCAGGGCCGCGCCCCGGTTCTCCTCCTCCGGGTACTTGGCATCGCTCACGTCGGCGTACACGCCCTCAAAGCCGCGCTGTACGCCCCAGCACACCCAGTCAAAGCACTGTCCCGCCGGGCCGTGAACGATTGCGCCAAAGGCCGTTTTTTCTGCCCACAGCGCGGCGCTTGCGCCCGTCGGGGTCAGCGCCCAGCGCAAATCCTGCGTTTCGCTCACGGTCTCGCGGTAGCGCGGTTCGGTTGCGATGTAACAAAGGCCGGTTTCATCACACTCGCCGCTGCCCGCATCGCAGAACATCGGCTCCGGGCTTTCCACCGCGTTGATGGCCAGGTTTCCAAAATCGGTGCGTACAATGCGGTTCTTGGCGTCCCACGCGCTCAGGGAACGGCACTGGATGCCCTGGTTCACCTCCAGTTTTCCGCTGCACCCCACGCTGTTGTCCACCTGCTCGATCGTGATGCCCTGAAAGCTGTTGTCGTGCCACCATCCGTATTTCTGGTAGCGGGTGTCCGCGCAGAAAATGGTGGTGTCGCCCTCCGTCGTGGTTTTCAGCCCGTTCTGGATCACCCCCTGCGACATCCCGCTGCTGGTGGCGGTGCCCCCGTACCACTGGATCCCGCTCTTGTCGATGTACACCCGGTTCCCGTCCGACGCGCCCATCCGTATCCACGCGTTGTCCAGGTCGTACACCGTCGAATAATCGCTGTTGTGTATCTGCCCCGTGGTAATGTTGCCGCCGTTGATGATGGTCTTGTCCTGCTGCCAGGTCGATAGGTCGCTGAACGTCACCACGCCGGTAAACCCAATGCTCCCGCTGGAAATCTCGGTGCTGCCCGCCATCAGGCGTATGGTGCTGCTGCTGTCCCCGTTCGCCACACTCAGCGTCAGGCTGTCCGCCCACTGCTTGATGGTGGTAACATCGCCCTCCGCGCTCTCCACGCGGGTGGTCAGGCCATTCGCCGTTGCCGTCAGGGTGGTAATGTTGCCCTCCGCGTCCGTCACACGGGTTTTCAGCCCCTCCGCCGTCGCCGTCAGGGTGGTAATGTCGCCCTCCGCGCTCTCCACACGGGTTTTCAGGCTGTCCGCCGTCTGCGTCAGGCTGGTAATGTTGCCCTCGGCGCTCTCCACACGGGTGCTCAGGCCGTTGGCCGTTGCCGTCAGGGTGGTAATATCGCCCTCCGCGCTCTCAATGCGCCCCGTCAGGCTCCCCGCTGTCTGCTGCAATTCGGTCACATCACCTTCGGCGGTTTCTATGCGGCTCGTCAGGCCGCTGGCCGTCTGCTGCAAACTGCTGATGTCGCCCTCCGCCGTTTCAATGCGGGTGCCAAACCCTTCCGCCGTCTGCGTCAGGCTGGTAATGTTGCCCTCCGCGCTCTCCACACGGGTGCTCAGGCCGTCCGCCGTCGCCGTCAGGGTGGTAATACTGCCCTCGGCGCTCTCAATGCGCCCTTCCAGTCCGGTCGCCGTCGCCGTCAGGGTGTTAATGTCGCCCTCGGCGCTCTCAATGCGCCCCGTCAGGCTGGTGGCCGTCTGCTCCAGGGTGGTAATATCGCCCTCGGCGGTTTCCACCCGCGCCGTAATGCTTGTGGCCGTCTGTTCCAGCGTGCTGATCCGCCCGCCCTGTGCCTCCACCTGGCTCGTCAGCCCTTCCGCCGTCAGCTTCAGCTCGGCCTGGGCATCGTCCAGCCCCGTCACCCGCAGGGTAATGGCATCCAGCGCCTGGCTGATTTCGCTGCTCAGGCCCCCGCTCTCAATTTTGCTGCGCAGCTCCTCGCTTAAATTGTCCTCGTCAATGTCGTTCAGGGCATACCGCAGCATTTCCTGTATCTGGAACAGGTAGCTTTTTATCTTTTTGCCGTCCTTGCCGCTCAGCTGCCCCGTGTCAATGCTCGGCATCTGCAACTGGCTCAGGTTTGCCATTGCCCGCACCTCCTCATCCGTTCAGGCTGTCCCGCTCGCGCCGTTCGCTGCCCGTCGCTGTCACCCGGCTCATGGCGTACACCTTGCACGGCCCCACACCGCACAGCCTCAGCCGCACATGGTCGCACCGGCGCAAGATCACCGGCAAAAACACACTCCGGCTCCGCCTGCCCGCAAAATCCGCCGCGCGCTGCCAGTCCCCGTCGTCATACTGCGCCCACACCGCAAACCGGCTTCCCTCCGGCAGCCACAGCCGGATTTGCAGCCGGTTGGTGTAGTGCGCATCCAGCACATACGGGTCCAGCATCCCGGTTTCGGCCATCCAGCGCACCGGCCCCTCGGTCGCTTCCCCGTCCGCCGGGGTCAGCTTCCAAACACACCCGTCCGCGTCCAGCATGTAGGCGTTCCCGTTCAGCGTCGCAAATGCCGCCGCGTGGGCCGCGTCCTCGCGGCACCAAATGCCGGTTTCCGTGTCGTACACAAACAGGTGCCAGCTTTCCGCCGCGTCCTGCATGCTCAGGTACAGCCGCCCGCGCTCGGTGCCCGCCACGGCGTTTTGGTAATACACGCCGCCCAGCGCCGCGCTCACGCTTTCCGGCACACTGCCGTCATAGGCCATCACGCCGTGGTCGGCCTTGTAATACAGGGTGCTGCCCACCATGCACAGGCTTTTGGCGCTGCCTGGCTGCACCCCCTCGCAGGCCGTCATGCTCACCTGGAAGTTGCTCGGCTTGCTGCCGTATACCTTGTGCAGGCAGTTCTCCTTAAAAAACAGCACATACCCCAGCTGCACTGCCGCGCCGGTAAACGGCCCGTCGCTGCCCACGCTCACGGTGTAGCTGTCGGTCGCCAGCCCAGCAAAGCAGTTCCAGTTGGTCGCGTCGCCCAGCTTGCAGGCGTAAATCTCGTTTTCCTCGCTGCTGCACCCCCACAGCCGGTTGTTGCACTCCACCACATAGTCCAGCTTCGGGGCCTTGCGCTCCAGCGTCACCGCGTCGGTCTGGCTTGCCGTTTCGTCCAAAAATCCCACCACCACAACCGCGTCGTCCGCCGCCTGCTGCAGCAGCATCTCGCCGTTCAGGTCGGCCCCCACGCTGTCCAGCACCCCGCTCACCGTCACGGTGTCGCCTTCCGCCAGGTTCCTGCCAATGCCGGCGGCGCTTATCATCACATAGGTGGTCGGTATCGTGTTCCACAGCTTTGTGGCAGCGCTGTACTTTTTCAGGCAGTGCGGGTCGCTGCCGGTACACAGCCAGTATTTTGTCGTGTCCTCCGGCTCGGTTTCGCTCACGGTATAGTCGCTGTACGCCGTGCCGTCCGCTTCGCACAGGGTAAAGTTCACAGTCCCGTCCGTCACATTCTTCTGCCCAATGGCATCCACCGTGCCGTCCGCCGTGTTGTACCGCACCCCGTCCGGGAACACGATCAGCCACGCCCCCATGCTCACAAAGGTTTTTTCGCCCTCACTCACATCGGCCACGGCCTCGCCGCCGTAATACAGCTTCCCGTTCTCTGTCCATGCCAGCGCCGTCTTGGCGCACAGCCCGCCGGGGTTTTGCAGGGTATACAGTTTGGCGCGCGGGCTGCGCGGGGCCATCAGGGGGTAGCGTTCGCTTGTCACGTTTTCCATCTCGTAAAACGCGCCCTCGTCCGGCGCGTCCACATGGCGGTATCCCAAAAAGCGCCGGTTCAGCTCAGTGCTTCCCGTCTTGCCCTCCAGCTTCGGCAGCTGCATCACCTCACCCCCCAGGCGTTAAACCTTGCCCCGCTCACCGGCATGATCTTCCGGTTGTAATAGCTCGCATAGTCGCTGTATGCCTTGTTGTACAGGGCGGCGTTGTTCTGGTACAGGTCAAATTCCTGGTTCTGCATGTCAATCTGCGCGCACAGGTAATACACATACAGCTGGCTGTACGGCTCCGGCGCCAGCAGCACAACACTGTCCGCGCCGCTCTCGTCCGTGCGGTCGTACCCGCCAAACACAAGCTCTGTGCCGTACTCGTGTGTTTTCACCAGCTCCTTAAAAATCGTCTGGTCCACCTCGTTCAGCCACTGCACCAGCACCTCGTCCGGCACGGCGTTCGGCTTTACCTGCTCCACCTGTGTCAAAGCCTGCCGTATCGTCATGTCCTTCACCTCTTCTTACAAAAATCAGGGGCGGCGGGCTTTTCTCCCCGTCGCCCCTGTGTAGGGTGTTGTTCTCTTGCGGCATCAGCCCTGGTGCTGTTTGCCGTCCCGGATCGCTTCGATCATTTCCAGCGTCGCGGCGTCCTGTTCCTCGCTCTGCTGCAAAATCAGCGCCACGGCCTTCGGCACCTCCACCGTCACGCCGCGCCTGATCTTGTAAAAGCGCCCGTTCAGCCCCACAACAACCTCGTTGTCGCCGGGGTTTTCCCGGTTCACCGGCAGGCGCATCGTCACCTTCTCGGTCATGTTGGGGTCGCCCTCCTCCGCCACGCGGGCGGGGGCCATGGCCTCGCGCTGTGCCTCGCGCACGGCGTCCTCGCCGGTTCCGGCTCCGGCCGCCTGTGCGCTTTCTGCCGTTTCAATGCTTTTTTTCACGCTGCTCATCGCTGTTTGTCCTTTCTGTTATCAGTTCACCGCCGCCTGGCTGCTCCAGGTGCTTCCGCTCTCCACGCGCACCATGTACTCCTCGCTCAGGCGCTCGGCGCACTTGATTGCCTTCCAGCCCACGCTGGAACGCTGGTTCAGCGGGTCGGCGCTGCCGCTGCTGCCCTTCTGCTTCACAATCACTTCCAGGCCGCTGCCCTCCACCTTGGTCTTGCCGTAGGCGTCCGCGCCCAAAAACAGGGTGCAGAAAATGTTGATGGGGCTGGTCTCTCCGTTCGACACGATCTTCGCCTCGGTGGTTTCCACAAAGCGCACGCCGCCCAGCTTGCCGATCTCGCCGTTGTAGATGTTCTCCGGGCTGGCATACTTGTGTACGTCCATCCAGGCGTCGCCCGCGGCCATCATCAGGTCATAGGCCACATACGGGTGAATGATCGCTACATAGTCGCCGTTGATCTTGGGCGCGTTGGCGGCCTTCAAGATCGCCGCCGCGCGGAACACCTGCTTCACGGTCAAAAGGCAGGTCGCGTCCAGGCTGGCGCGGGCCGTCACGGCGGTTTCGGTGCCGTCCGTGGCAATCTTGGGGCAGTACAGCACATTGGTCCCGCCGGCCAGCACCTCGCGGGTCACGGTGTCCAGGGTGCGGCCCGCCTGGTCGCCCAAAAGCCTCGTCGCCTCCACAATGGTGTTGTCAATGGCGGTCAGCTCCAGCATATCGCTCTGCACAATGTAGTCGCCGTACTGCGCCACCGTGGCGGTCTTGCTGGTCACGGTCAGGCTCTTGCCGTCCGGGGTCACACCTTCGGTCAGGGCGGTCGTGGCCTTCGCCAGGCTCGAAAATTTGCGGAACTCGATCGTCTTGCCGCCGTGCGCCGGGATGTTGCGCTCCTGCCCAAACTGGTCGTGTACCAGCTGGGGTTCGGCATTGTCCAGCAGGGTTTTGTCGTAAAAGGTTTTCATTTCGGCGCTCAGGGTGCTGGTGCCCGTCGTCTGGGTGCCCGCAGCCGCAAAGCGCTGGATGTCAAAATGCTGTTTCCAGTTGCAGATCATGGGTTTCCTCCTTCCTGCCCGCCTTTCAGGCAGGCCTTAAAACTCGATTCGTTCTCCGTTCGCCGCGCGCCGGATCAGCGCCATGCGCTGCTCCTTTGTCGAATGTTCCACATCAAACCTTGCCCCGCTGGCGCCGCTGGCCGCCGCGCCGTTTTCCGCCGGGCGGCCCCTGTTGGCGCTCACGCCGGCGGCCACCTTGGCGGCCACCTTCTGCGCGGTGTACTGCATTGCGCCGCCCAAAATCTCGTCCTGGTGGCGCACCTCGTAAATGGTTTTCAGCGGCACCTGCGCGCGCAAAAGCCGCACAAAGTCCGGGTCCTGCATCTCGGCGTTCAGGTCAAACGCCGGGTACTGCGCCTTCACGCCGTCGGCCTCCTGCATCAGGCGCTGGTACGCCTGGTCCATCTGCCGGCGCTGGGCAAGCTCGGCCTGCTGGCGCTGGTAACGGGCGTTCTCCCGCTCCAGCTGCTGCACCCGCATGAACTGCTTCACGTCCATGCCTGCCTCGCCCGCGGCCTCCTCGTACAGCTTCTGGTCGTCGTTCAGCGCCGCCGCAATGCCGTCGTAATCGTCGGCCTTCAGGCTGTATCGCTGGGCCAGCACGTCCATGGCGGCCTGCATCTTGCCGTTGGCTTCCTCGGCGGCCTTTGCCTTGGCAAACCTCTGGTTGATGATCTTCTGCACCCGCGCGTCAAACTCGCCCTTGTATTCGCCCTTCACCAGGGCGTCAAACTCGGCTTTCAGGTCGCGCGGCGTTTCCCCGGCAGTGGCGTCCTGCCCCGTCTGGGCCGCGTTTGGCGCGCTCTGTGCGCCCGCACCGGCCCCTTCGCCCGGCTGCCCGGCGTCGGTCCA